TTCAGCCTGGAAACACTGCTAATACAACCCCTTGGTTAGCTACAATAGCACAAGGGGGAAATAGTGCTGTTGTAAAAGCTGCATCCACAGCTCCTACAACTACTGACCCAGCACTAGTTGTTACATTAAGTCCTAACCATGCAATTGATAGTATTACAACTGGAACATTAACAGCATTAAATCAAACTGTTGAAATAGCTACTGCAGGTAAATATACAGTAGGAGGAAATATTACTGGAACTTGGGTTGGAACTATATCTAGTGAGGGATCTGTAGATGGTGGGGCTACTTGGTTTGCGATTAGAACTGCAAATAAAAGTTCAAACAATATTGTTTTTTCTTATACTGCAAATGATAATTTTGAATTTTACTCACATGGAGGATGTACTCACGTTAGATTAATAGCTTCTGCTTGGACTTCTGGAACAGCCTCAATAGCTTTAGCAGGGACTTCTACTGCTCAAGATGCTTTATTAAATTACAGCGGCACAGATGGAGATGTTTCTCCTCCGTTGCGACATTTAAGTATAGGATTGCAAGATCAAGCCGGAGTACAAAGACTTCCAAAAGTTTCTAATGCCACACCTGTAGGAGATGAATATGGAATAATAACTAGAAATGTTACAAATCAATATAGTACATTTGGTCCAGATCCTTCAGGATATATAATTGGAGCTTCAAATTTACAAGTTGATACTACAAACAGTTTAATGGTAAGAGGGGCAGTTTTATCTGATGAACTTTCTTTTAGAGACGATTTTCCAGATTCAAGTATTGACACGGCTTTAACTGGAACATTAACTTTTACAAATGGATCAAATATAGTAACGGGATCCGGAACTCTTTTTACTTCTGAAGTAAAACAGGGACAATATATCAAAAAAACTGCTGATTCAGAAACTTTATATGTTGATATTGATACTATTGATTCGGACACAAATTTAACTCTAACCTCCAATTATGCTGGAACTACTTCATCTACAACTGGAGTAATTAGTAATTGGAAAACAACTACTCCAGGGGGAGGTAGTATAACTGTAGGCACCTCTTTAGTCACAATTTCTATAGGAACTGCTAATGCTGCTACTGGAGGAATTTTTAAATCTGGAGATTATCCTCCATATACATTACAAATTGCCGGAACAATTACTAATAGGCGTGCAAATCAAACTATAAATTTAGGTTTTTGTGATAATCCAACTTCCATTTCAAAAGGAGCTTATGTTCAATTTACAGGAACAACTACAACAACCGCAACTTTTATAACACAATCTTCTTCAGCCGCAGCAGATACTCAAACATCTACATTTACTTTTCCTATTGGAAATTCATCTACTCAACACACATATAAAATTGATTTATCAACAAATCAAGCTTCATTACTTATAGATGATATTCCTGTTGTAGTTCATAAAACACATATACCTGGTCCTTATGATGTGTTAGGTTTTATGGCTTGGGTTACAAATACTGGAATTACAGCAGGAACAACTACGTTCAAATTAGATTATTTTTATTTTGCTAATTGGGATAGATTACAAATCGACAATGATTTTAGTTCTGAACCTATTAAAATTCAAAATTTTACTTTTCAGCCCATAACATATTCTGCGGGAATTGTAGGACTTGTTCCACCTACTACTCCAACTGATATTTTTACACTTACAGGTAGTGCAACAAAAACAGTTAAAATTACAAATCTTATTTTGAGTGGTACTAGAACAACTGCAACACATACTGACATTTTACTATTAAAACGTAATACTGCAAACTCAGGCGGAACCTCCACGACACCTACAGCAGTTTCTTATGACTCGTTAGATACCGCAGCAACGGCAGTTGTTAGGGCATATACAGTAAACCCTACAACAGGAGCACTAGTTGGAAATATAAAGATACAAAAAGTTTTTATTCCAACTACAACTACCACAGGATATTCTCTTTTTGAATATAAATTTGTTCCAGGTTACAATAAACCAATAACATTACGCGGAACAAATGAGGTATTGGCTTTAAATTTAAACTCAACTACAGTAGCTGGAAATAACTTTGATATCACAATAGAATGGACAGAGGAATAATTTATGGAAATATTATTGGTTAGATACAATATTTGGAAACAAATTCAAGAAAACAATTCTTTTAAAATTTATCATATAAAAGATGGTGAAGAAACAAGACTTGTTTATTCTGGCAATTTAGATTATATTTTTAAAACTCAAGTTGTTGATTCAGATTTCTCAGATTATGAGATTTCATATGAAAATATTGCTACAGAAATATTTTCAGAAGATGAAGCAAAAGCAGTTATTGTAGGACTAGGAAAATTAGTTCAAAAACAATATACTTCTGATGGAAGATTAGCTGTGGCTATTTCTGCTCCCGAAGGAGATAAACTTAACATTGTCAGCTTTAATTTTTGTGATAAAACATCTTGGTATGTAAATTCTACTAGAGTAGAAAATGAAATCGCATCTCCTAATATTGATTTCTCAGAATATTCTTTATCTCATGATTTCATCATAGATAGTTATCACGGTAAAATATTTCATGAGGATTTTTTAAAAGATTCTGAAGGAAATAGCTACAGAGTAATTGTTAAAGTAAATGAGGAAATAAAAACAGAAAGAGATCCTCACTATGGAGATAATGGAGATTACGAAATTAATTATATTTCAGGAAAAATTTTATTTTTTGCACCTTTACAAGAAACAGATATAGTTTCAGTAACATATTATTTTGCTACAGATAGTCTTTTTATAGTAAAACCTCCAGATAAAAAAGTTTTACGCATTAAATCGGTTGAGTGTCAATTTTCAGAAGATATTGTAATGACTGATGGTATAGAATATGGTGGATTTGGTTATGCTGGTGTGTTTGCTCCAGCATATGTTCCTGTCCCTTATGCATTAAAAGATATAATTCAATTAGGAAATCCAGAAAGATATAAAACTATGATGGAAATTGTTTCTGATGCAAATGGAAATTATCCAGAATTACCTGCTTTAGGAGGAAATACTTGGAGAGGCTGTCCTCAAAAAATATTTACTTTTCCTTGGAATTATACTGCAACAACTAAAATAGTGTCAGATTATGGAATGGAAATTAGAATAAAATTATTACACGATACCCCATTTTTAGGAACTTTTTGTACTATTACTTTCTATACAATGGTTACAGATAATTAATTTTCAATATTTAAATAAAAATTAATATATTTAAATATCTTAATAAAGTTTTAAACAAATGGCTACAGCTTTAGTATTAAATTCAACTCCTACATATTCAAATAATTCAGTACAACCTCTAACTTTAGATACTTCTGGAAATTTAAAAGTAGCTGTATCGGGCACTCCCGCGTTACCTTCTGGAGCAGCTACTGAAAGTACTCTACAAGAAATAAAAGATGGGAATACCCCAGATTCTAATTATGTCTCAAAAAATATATCTGTTTCAGGTACAGAAACAGAAGCTATGTTTGGTGTTGCTCCTTTAACAAACAGAAAAATGTTATTGATTCAAAATCAAGGTCCAGATACTATATACTACGGTCCCTCTGGAGTTGATGTAACAACTGGAATTTCTTTAGCAATGGGACAATTACAAGCAATGTCTGTAGGTCCTAATATCCATATTTTTCTAATCACAGCTCCTCTTGGTAACTCTTTTGTTGTAGTTCAGGAAATATCATAATATGAACACCTTTTATCAAAGTAATCCTCCTATTAATCTAACTGGTCCAGTAACTGGATCAGGAGTGGGAAATATTGCCACTTCTGTAGCAATGCCTTTTCCTTATTATAGAACTCTCTCTAATTCTCTTTCTTTAGGAACATCAAATCCTTTATCTTTATCAGATAGTTTAATGGTAACATTATCTCCTGGAGGATCTCTAGCTGGAAATGGTGTTTTAGGTGTGGTAGCAGCTTCTTTTTCATCTTTAGCAAATGAAACAGGTACGGGAAGTAATCAAGGAGGGTTAGGAACTTCCGCATCAGTCTCTCAACCCTACAATCCTACAGATTTTGCTGGATTACACGGATTTCCATGTTCTATAAAAAACATATCTGGGGATTCTATTACATTAGCTGATATGTTAACTACCATTTCAGATATTTCAGACCGAGATTCTTTAGTGCATGGGTACTTAAGTTATCGATCTGATTTAGGGGCAGATTTAAAATGGAGATTGTGGTTTTATTATAGAGCAAATGCAACAGGATATGAAACACCATTTACTCCAGATATTTCAATTACTAATGCTACTTTACAAGTTAGAGTTGTAGAAGAACTCGGAAATATTCCAATATCATCGTTTCAAGATATTCCACAATTTGGACAAGTAGCCGCTGCTATAGGTGCTAAAGCTATAGGTACAGCTCAATTAGATGATTCTATTGTTACTTATGCTAAAATTCAAAATGTTAGTGCAACAGATAAACTTTTAGGTAGAGCTTCTATTGGATCAGGCGTTGTAGAAGAAATTATATGTACTTCTGCTGGAAGAGCTTTATTGGATGATGCTAGTGTTTCAGCTCAAATTACAACTTTAGGGTTAGATAACACAAAAAAAGGAGCCATTGGCTTTTCTTTAGGAGATAATTCAACAACTATTTCTACAGGTTTAATTGGATATATTTGTGTTAATTATTCTGGAACTATTACAGGTTGGAGTATTGTGGCAGGAGGAACATCTCCTACATGCACTATAGATGTGTGGAAAATAGCTTCTGGAACAAATATTCCTACTGTAACAAATACAATAATGGGAACAAAACCTGCCCTTTCAACTGGAAATGCTGTAATCAGTAGTAATTTAACAGGGTGGACAACTGCAACTTTTTCTGTTAATGATATTTTTGGATTTTATATTGATACTATTTCTAATGCTACTTTTTTAGAATTTAAACTTCACATAACTAAAACATAAAGAAAATATATGGCACTATCAAAAAATGTTGTTTGGGAAATTAGGACAGATGGAAATGCAAATAACGGAGGCGGTTTTGATTCTACTATAGCAGGAGCTGGAACAGATTACTCCCAACAAGCATCTCCACAATTAAGTTTAACTGATATTGCAACCGTATCTCCTTTTACAACTTTAACATCTGTAACTGGAGGATTTACTGCAGCTATGATAGGAAATGTGATCCATATCACATCTGGAACAAATTTTGTAGCACATTATTATGTTATAACTGGAGTTGTAAATACTAATACTATTACTGTGGATAGAGCTACAGCTTTAAATACAGGATCAGGGGGTGTTGGCAGAGTAGGGGGCGCTACTAATACTGTAGTATCTCACCCAGCAGTATCTGGAAATATTGTGTATATTCGAGGAGGTACATATACTGTAACAGGACAAACTTGTACTGCTAACTCTACTTCCCCAGATTGGATAAGATATGTAGGATACGATACAATTCGAGGAGATAAAGGTCGTCCTATTTTTGATACTACTACAACTGCTTTTGGGTTTAGTGCCCAATATGGGTCTTTGGAAAATATTGAACTTATTGGCACAGGTACAGCAGTTTTATCTATTGGTGGATTTGCTTCTTTTACTCATATAATCAATTGTAAAATAACAAATTCCTCTGTAACTTCAGGTAGAAGTGGAATTCTTTCAAGTCTATCTTCGGGGAGTATGGTCATTTTAGGTGGTGAATTTAAAAGTACAGTAGGTTATGCAATTAGAACTACTAGTACAATTCAAACAGCTATTGTTGGGGCATATATTCATAATTCTAATACGGGCTTCAGTTCAGGGTATTATAGTTATGTTTTCAATTGTATATTTGATTCATGTACTAATGGAATACTTTCTGCTGGAGAAGGTATTTATATTGGAAATACAATATATGGTGGTCTTTTAGGAGGTGGAAATGGTTTACAAATTGGGAAGCGGTAGTGCTAGAATATTAAACAACATTTTTGATTCTAATGTCACAGGAATTAGAGGGGTAGCAACTTCAAATCATGCTAATTTTGCTAACTACAATAATTTTTTTAATAATACTACTAATAGATTAAATAATAATGTGGGAGAAAATGATACCGCTATAAATCCTGCTTTTGTAGATGCCCCTAACGCTGATTTTAGAATTGGATCTAGTTTAAAAGGTTTAGGTTGGCCTAATGTTTTTTCTGGAGCCAATGCAAATAGTATTTCTTATACAGATATGGGAGCACTACAAAGACAAGAAACTAGTTCTAGTAGCACTCTCAGTGCTTTTCTTTTTTGTTAATTTTTATTCGAGATAATAAATGAATTCTTTAGAAACAAATATAAAAACAGATCCCTCAAAAAATATGGTTTTTACAGACTATATTTGTAGTGGAATAAAAACATCAGTAGACGCAGAACAATCACCAGATTTAACTCTTTTAGAGCTATGGGATCCTGCTGCAAAAGCACAAAATTGGAAAAATATTGGAAATACTTTAGGTACACTATCTTCCCCTCCTACTGAAACAACTACAGATATATATGGACAAACCGTAAGTAATAAATTAGGAACATTAGATGAAAATAGATTAAGATTTATCACTTATAATTCTGTAAATGCTATTGTTGACACAAATGGGATTTGGAATTTTGGAATTCAATCAGCTATAGATAACCTCTCTCCAGATTCAGATGATAAAATACGAATTTGTAATGGAGTTTTTTCTTTAAAACAATGGAGCGGTGCTGGACCTAATATATCTACTACACCTTCTAAAACTAATATATCTGGATATGGTAAAATATATCCCAGATCAGATAAACATCTTTATTATTTAAATGACACTCCTGAAGAATTTAGATTATCTCCTGATGCTGGAACAATATTAACAAATACTGATGGTACCGGAATCTCTCCTAGATTAGCTTTATGGTCAGATACTAGCTCTCCGTATAATTCTTTAAAAGGAGATGCAAATTTAACGTTTAGTTCTAATATATTAACTTTAGGAGCCTCTTCTACTGGAAGAATTTCTATTACAAATACTGCTTTACAAGCTGCAATATCAATAGATACAAATCAAAGAGGTTTACAAACCAATATTACAGGTGTAAATACTACTAATACAGGTTTAGATGTAAACATCTCTAACTCAACACATGCGACAGTGTTGGAAGCAAATATTTCTAGTGTTCCTGGAAATAAATATGGTTTTAGAATTACTGGAGACACATTAAATTTTGTAAGTGGATATTTAAAGGTAGGTTCTGCGTCAGTAGCTGTTGAAACATTAGATGTTAATGGAAATATTTTACTTCCATATACAAACATTTTTAAATTTGGAACTACTTCAGATTATAATTCTATTTCTACAACATTACATGGATCTGAATATGATCTAAATGTTACTTCTAAATACGATTTAATTTTAAATTATGACTCTAATATTTCTACTGCAGGATCTTTAATAATTAAATCAGGGACAACTGAAATAGGCAGATTTAGTAATGCTGGGTATTTAGGTTTAGGTGTCACACCTTCTCATATTTTACATACTAATAGCAACATTAGAATGCAAACATCTACAGGATCTAATTATATTATCTCGGATCCTGCCGGTAATGGTGTGATGACATGGACAGATTTAGCCACTTTAGGAGTAAGTTATGGTTCAGGAGTAGCTGGACAAGTTGCTTTTTGGTCTGGAACAAATACTTTAGTTGGAGATACAGATTTAACTTTTAGTGGAGATACTTTATCTGCTACAAAAATTATTGTTTCTACAAGATTAGACTCAAATGGAGATACATATTTAGGAAATACCTCTGGAGATATAGTATCTTTTACAGGAAGAGTTTCTACTAGTATTCTTCCAAATGTGACTGATACTAACTCATTAGGTTCTGATTCTTTAAGATGGAAAGATTTATTTGTTTCTGGATCCTCTATAAATATAGGAGATTCAGGTGCTAATAATCAAGCTAAAATATCGTATAACTCTACTACAGATAGAATAGAATTTGATTTAACAAATGATGGTAACACAGAAATAACTTTCTATGAAACTGCGGGCGTTGGGAAAATAGGTATTAATATTCCACCTTCAGCCCCCCTACATGTAGAAGGAGGAACTCCTTTAACTGCTATAGGAAATTCTGGGTATGCAATGATAGGACTTGTTTCAGGATTAAATCTGAGTTTAGATTATGATTCTATTCAAGCTCGAACTGCTTTAGCCAGCAACTCTTCTTTACATATTCAACGTTTAGGTGGCTCTGTTAAAATTCATACCACAGATGGTACAAGACAAGTAAACATTCAAAACCTAGACAGCCATCAATTAAGATTAAAATATGATAATGCTACAAATTATGTTGATATTGGTATGGATGCTTCAGGAACATATCCTGTATATAAACATAGTTTAAGTTCTGATTCATTTACAGAGTTTATTTCTACGGGAACAATGCCTAATCAAACAGGTATTGGATTGAGTCATACGGCATTTACAAATCATTTAACTGCTTTTGGAAATCAATATGCCACAATAGGGACTGTTGACAATGCAACAGGAGCTGATGGGGGATTAAGATTAAGGGGATTTTCTAAAACAAGTAGAAATGGAATACAATTAATTGGTATTGCTGGAAAAGATCCAGATGATCCAGGTAATTATGGTTTAACAACACGATATGGTGGCGTTGTTGATATTTCAGGATATAAAATACATCCTGCTATTGATTATCCTGTAGGATTAGATGAAGAAGGATCTTCTGGACCTGAAACAATTCTATCTGTTTCAAATGCTCATGATGCAGCACATTTACATCAAAGATTTAATTTTATGGCAAATGGAGATTTATATCATTGGTCTAAAGTAGCATATACTACTATGCAATTAACTGAATCTTTAGCTTCTACAGGGGGAGCAGGTCCTGTAGCATTTAATAACTATATTTATGTTAATTCAACTAAAGATTTTCCAGACTCTGGATATTTAATGATTGGATTAGAATTAGTTTTATATACAAGTAAAAATTATAATAGTTTTTATGTTACAAATAGAGATATTCAAGATATATTTTCTTCAATAGGTGCCAGTGCTGTAACACATGCAGCAGGAGAAACAGTTATTAGTTTAACAACAATTCTTAGTCCATATTCTTTAGTTATAAATCCTCTTGCTACAGGAACAAATTATGGTTCTATTTCAGTAGCATCTACTATAACTGAAAATTTATTTGATAATATAGGATCTTTCAGAGTTTACCAAATAAATGCTGGTGTTTATACCGGAGAATTTGCAGAATTTTCATATGTAGGAAGAACCGTAACTAGTTTTGAGGACTGTATTTTAGAAAATACTTCTGGAATTGGATTTACTATGGATGGTGGGGATATTGTAATTCCATTTAATATTACTTCTGATATAATAGCAGACACAGGGACTCCAGCAACTATTACAGTAAATACTACAGGATTATTAGACGGATTATCTACACATGAAGAAATTCCTACTTCTGGAGCTATTTTAATAGATAATGAAATTTTTGAGTATTCTTCTAGAACAGGATCTGTTTATTCTATTAGTAGTAGAGTGGGAAATATATATGCAGGAAGTGTTTTTCAACATCATCCCCGAGGTAGAAAAGTTACATTTATTCCTCAATTATCTAGCCTTTTAAATGGAGCTACTCAAGCGAATCCAACCACACCGACAACATTTAATATTACAGTGGATAGTACATATGGTTTTGATGTTCCAGATCCAAAAGAGTCTTTTGTAATTGATGGTGAAATATTTACATATACAGCACTCACGACCACTCAATTTACTATTTTCCTTAGAAATGGAAATTCTTCACATTCTGCGGGATCATATTTAATTCCTTTAAAATCATTCGCACATGCTTATGAATTTTATCTTACCAAAGGAGTATTAGATGATTATGATGACTTACAATTATTAAGTACATTTGAATATCTACAAGATCCTAAAGCCTCACATATTGTGTCAGAATTTAAAGATTTAGTTTTTGAAAACAAAAAAGCTTTAGAAAAAGAAAATCTAGTAAAACAAATGTCAGATGGAAATATAATGGTAAATCTTTCTAGAATGAATATGTTGTTTGCTGGAGCAATTAGACAATTACATAATAAAATTAAATCTTTTGAAATAATTTTTGAGCAGTTAGGAATTTCTCAAAACACTATTTTAGAAAAACAAAATAAAATTTTAGGAAATATTTAAAATATGGCTACTTTTTTAGAGCATTTTATAAAAACAATAAGTAATGACCTAATCCTAACTGATAAAACAACTAGAACTATTCGACCTAATCCAGGATATTTAACTTTAAATGAGTTATGGAATCCTGGATTAGGAGCTACTGCCTGGGTAAATGTAGGAAATGCTTTAGGAACATTATCTGCTGCTCCTGTTGAAACCAGAACAGATAGTTTGGGTAATACTATCAGCAATAAAATAGGGACCACAGATAGTAATAGAGTTAGATTTATTACGAACAACACTGTTTATGGAATATTAAGTACTTCTGGGGTATTAAATTTAGGGGATCAAACAACTATAGATGCTACTTCTCCTGGGGCAAATGATAAATTACGCATAACGTCTGGTGTTTTATCTTTAAAAGAATGGGTCGCGCCACCTGGGGCTCCACCAGCAAATTCAGCAGCTAGTGGGTACTCTAAACTTTATCCTAGAGCTGATGGGAGTCTTTATTATTATAATGATTCTTTGGAAGAATTTAAAATTTCTCCTGATGCTGGAACTATTTTAACAAATACTGATGGGACCGGAATTTCTCCTAGAGTAGCACTCTGGAGTGATTCAAGTTCACCATATAATTCTTTAAAAGGAGATGCAGAATTAACATTTAGCACAAATGTTTTGACTGTAGGTGCTTCATCTACAGGTAGAATAACTGTAAATAATACCGCGAATAGTAGTCCGTCTATTTTAATAAATAATACCTCAAGCACAGCAATTAAAACAGGATTACAAACAAATATTTCAAATGCTACTACAACAGGGGTGGGAATTTATTCTGTAATAGCTGGATCAGGAGCTTCTACAAACGTTTTATTTGATGGTGCTTATACTAGTTCAGGTTCTGTAAATTATGGAGTTTTAATATCTGGGGAAGATTATAATCAATTATCCGGGTGGTTATCTATTGGAGGGAGCCATCTTCCTGAAACTACTTTACATATTACAGGAGCATCAGTTACTACTCAAGCAACAAATTATGTGGCAATACAAAAATCAGAAGTGGTATTTAGTAAAAATACTATAAATCCTAGAAATTTTAAAGTCACACATATTGTTCCGGAATTTAACTTTGGCGGTTTAAATGAAAGTACTAATGTTGATATTTTAACTATAGATACAGTTAATACAAATGTTACTGGACTAGATACTCTTAATTTAATTAAAGCCTCTTATGGTGGAATTGAAAAATTTAGTGTGTTTGGTAATGGAAACACAACTTTTGCAGGAGATTTAATTGTATCGGGTAGTGGGTCTTCAGATTTTACAGGTAATTTAATTCTTCGTGGTCAAAGTCCCGCAACAGGATATGTTTTAACTTCAAGAGATAATAATGGGTCTACTACTTGGACTGATCCAGCTACTGTAGCACAAACATTAATTTCAGGAACTCCAGCAGCAAATCAAATAACATATTTTGATAGTCCCACAACAATAACAGGAAATTCTAATTTTATTTATGATGGAAATATTGTTTTTATAAATAATACCTCTAATTCTAAAATGACTCAAGGTATTACTATAAATCAAAATGGAAATGATAACGAAATTTTAGCTTTGCAATCTACTGATGTCGCACATGGTATAACTACATATGCGGATACAAGCACTTACGCTTCTTTCTCCAAATTTGATGCCGCAGCAGGTGGGATTCAGATAAATGGTTTTTCTGAAACTGCAATAGGTATTGGAATATATTCTTTTTCTACTTTAACAGATGATCTTAAATCTATTGCTGGACAAGCTAGCCTAAATATTAATGTCTCTTTAAAAGATGGAGGTACTGGAGTAACTTCTTTTGGAGCAACAAATAATATTATAGCAATTCAAAATAATTTAGATACAATATTAATTATTGATGGAAATGGAGATATAATTCCAGCCACAACAGATTCCGCATCATTAGGAACAGATGACAATAGATTTTCAGACTTATATTTAGGCCCAGCAAGTATCAAAATGGGAACTGGTGGGGGATCTCCCAATGAAGTAACATTTTCTTGGGATACTGCCTCAGAACTTTTAACAATTAAACATACTTCTGGTGTAACTAATTCATTGAAAATGCGGCTTGGAGATGATACTATTCTAGCCGATCAAAATATAGCAAATTCTTTATTCGTGTTTGGAAATACCGACAGTAACAAAGGAATAATACGATTTGGCAATAATACGTCCACTTCAGCAAAAATAGAGGGAAACAATAGTGGAGATTTAAAACTAAATGCAAATGTTAGTCTTGAACAAGATTTTAAAATTAAATCTGACACTAGTGTTATAAATATAGTTTCTTTAGTTGCTGTAACTATAAATGTTACAAACAAAAGTGTTATTTTAGTAGATGCTTCAGCAGTAGTTTTAGGAACAATTGATACTTTAACAGATTCAAATTTAACACAATACTGTGGTAAAATAGTAACAATTGTAAATGTTGGCGCAGCCACAAATATACAATTAGCTAGCGGAGCAGGAAATATAGCTACTACTCAAGATATTTCTCCAGGAGAAGCTTTACAACTTATTTATACTTTTAACAATAAATGGCATATTATATCAAAAACATAACTAAAAACTAAAAATTTTATTTGTATAATTAAAAACGAGGTGATGATTTATGGATGAACAAAAAGAAGTTACATTAACAGATACAGAGAAAGATCTTATGTTGGATAATTTTATTCTCCGACAAAATCTTTTAGAAAGTCGTAAACTAAATCTATCTTTTGAAGATAAAGCTTTAAAAGCGGATATTGCTAGGCATCCTTGGTTAGGTGAATGGCAAAATAAACGATTTAAACAAGCCTAAATATACTTAATATAAGAACTATAGAAATTATAGATTTATATACTTTTTAAATTAGAATGTTTTGAATGAAAAACAAATTCAAAACATTCTAATTTTATGCAACGCCTGAAAAGGCAGTGCTATTCTAGGGATAGTTTAGCCCGAAGTTAAGCTTGTGGAGCATGGGCCAATAGGCCCGGCTGAGAAGCAAGAAAGGAATGTCAGAAATGAGTAAATTTCCTAAAACGGTTATTCCTCTCTTTTTATTTTTTTTAAAGTGTAATAATATAAACTTATGGAATACACTCCTTTAGATTTTTCATATCCCGACCCACCTAAAAATGTTTTTAACACAACGGCTTTTTATGTGGGATATCAAGATCTTAGGTGGGACTCAGCAACTAATTTACCTAAAAATAAAAACAAAAACATTATAGGTTATAATGTTTACAGATCTTTTGATTCAGAACTAGGCCCATTTACAAAAATAAATGCAAATCTAATAAATGCCACTAGATATAGAGATCAAACAGTAAATACTTTAGTAATTGACGAAATTGTTACAGATAATTTCTTATCTAAAGGCACGGATCCTATAAAAAGCTATAGATTTAAAACAAATCATTTTCCTATTGTAAAAGATTCAGCAGTAGAAAAATTAGCAAATAAACCTGAAGATGTTATTGTTAAAATTGATGGAATTGAAGTAAAAGTTCTAAAAGTAGATGGATTTACTGGAGAAATTACTTTAATTAATTCCGGATATTATGATTTTAAAGAACAAAAAATAATAGATCCAACTTTACCTTCGGAAAGCTCTGTTATTACCTGCACATATAAGTATAATACTAACTATGTGAAAGCAGATTTAACACAACGAATTTTTTATAAAGTTACTTCCGTAGATGGAATGTTTTTTGAACCTCTAGCAGAAACAACTTCAACTTTAAACTTTAATATTACTGATTTAGTTTTAACAGTCTTAGACACATCTAGTTTTCCAGAACAAGGAAGTTTAAAATTAAAACAAGGGTTTAATACAGAATATATAACATATTCTAGTAAAACTATTACAACATTTAATGGTATTGCTAGAGGACAATTTAATACAACTCCTATTTCTTTTTTATCCGGAAATACCGTAGTTCAAGATAGAAATGGAGGAAATTATGTTGCTGAGAGCCCTTTAAGTGTTTGCTCAACAGTTTCTCCTACAAAAATAGATAAAATTAATTATATCTGGAAAGAAAGCGTACGTCGCAATTTTTGGCTTTTGGAACAAACAGGCGATAGGGTCTATTTATTTATTAAGAAATCTACTGGAATTAAATGTGAAAACTATTCTCCTTACCATAAACAGAGCACAAATAATTGTAAATTATGTTATGGAACAGGCTACCTAGGGGGTTTTTCAGGGCCATTTTCTATAATTATAGCGCCACCGGAAGCCACTAAGTCCGTAAATACAGGGCAATTTGGGAAAACTTTGAATTATACTTATGATAGTTGGACTATTGGACCTGAATTATTGACTGGAGATTTAATTATTAAAAGGAACAATCAGAGATACACAATTTCCAATTGTAATCCCCAAGGGAGTTTGGACCAATTCTACCAAACCCATTTTTCTGTAAGTTTACTTCAGGAAAATGACATAAGATATTTTTTACCTGTTACGGGAGCAGAGTTTCAAATTCCTGATCAATATAATCAGTATATTACTTCTTCAAAAACAGATGCAGACCCAACTATAAATGACAACAGATTAACTCAACAACAAATTAATCCTGATATTTTAGAATATCAAACCACTCCAGCGGTACAAATATTAAAAGGTAGAACTGTTCAGTGGGAAAATATAAATTCATAAAATGAAAGAAATAAACTAATGCACTATATTTACATGATTCAGAATAGATCTAATAATAAAATATATATTGGAAAATCTGTATCTCCGCGTAAAAGGTGGTTGACACATTTACAAGTATCTAAAAGAGGAAAAATTACAAAAGGTTTTGGATCTATTCATGCTGCTCTCGCAAAATATGGGTTTGAATGTTTTACATTCACAGTAGTTGATGAATATGAAACTGCTAATCAAGCTTATGCTGCAGAAATAGATTGGATTGCTGCATTTAAATCAAATAATTCGAAATATGGCTATAATATGAATAGTGGCGGGTTAGGTGGGACACCTACAAAAGAAACTAAACAAAAATTACGAGATTATTATAATGCACATCCTGAGTTAAAATTAAAAGCATCTGAAAGATTAAAAAAACAGATAAAAGACAACCCTGAATTATTTGTTAATGTTAAATATTGGTTAGGTAAAAAACATTCCGAAGAACATAAAAGAAAAGTTTCAATAGGAATGATGGGAATCAATGTTGGTGAGAATTGTGGTGGAAGTAAGCTAAAAGAAAATCAAGTTATTGATATTAGAAAAAAATATAATCCTGGAGTTTGTTCTCTGACAGATTTAGCTAAAGAATACTCTGTTGATACTAGAACAATACATAAAATAATATTGAGGCAATCTTGGAAAAACATTCCAGAAATAGGTAATGAAAAAGAAATAAAAAATAAAATTCCCCCAAGAATTAAAATTAGTTTAACAGATGATGAGATACGTGAAATGCGTAAAAAATATATTCCTAGAGTAAATACTTGTCCTATGTTGGCAAAAGAATACAATTTACCAGTATATTCAATTTTTAATATTGTTACTTATAGAACATTTAAAAATATATAAACTCATAAAGAGTAAAAAATGGAAAATAAATTAGAAGGTTATGTTTACAGACAAAGAACAACCCCTAGAAATACTAATTATGGAAATAAAAGAAAAGAAATAGAAAGAAAAAAGAAAATTCCTAAATTAATATACACTAATGTAATATTTTTAACCCCATTTGAGAAATAATAAATGTCCACATGTCCTAAAAATACTTATATCTATAGACAAGGAACTACACCTTCAAGTTGTAAACCAATTCATAGTAAAAATAGAATTTTTTCTTATACTGAATATAAAAATTATGGTTATGTTCCTAAAGATAAAATTTTAGATACTGAAGTTTCTACTCATTGTTTGTCTGACATAGAGAATTTTAAAACCATCCCTTCAATGTAAAGGAAAAATAAATGCCACAATACTCATATATATGTAAAAAATGTTCTTTAGAATTTACAAGAATAAGACCTGTAAAAGATTGCAATGATACTTTTCCTTGCCCTGAGTGTAATGAGCCTACACCAAGACAATTTGTAGCTGCTATTTCTTCTATTTGGAAAACAGATCTGCCAACTTTTCAGAATATTGACATGACAGTAGGTAAGCAGGCAGAAGAAAGGTGGAATCAAATTTATGCTCGACAAGAAATAAAAAATAAAATAAGAAAAGAAAATGAAAATCCTAGATTAGCTAAAACTTTAGATAATGAATATTTCTCAGTTAATAATTCAAAATACATAGACAAAAGAAAACATGTTTATAATGAATTTAGAGAAGGTTTTGCTGAACAAAAAGATTCATTATTAAATTATGAACACAAAAAATTTGATGAAATAAAAGGTGGAGCAGATGTCACATTCTAGTACAATCCAGATAGCTGAAGGTTTACTACGAATAGCAAATGCTATTCTAGCTGGTCAAGAATTAATGATAGAATCAGATTTAAATCTTACTTTAGAAGATATTTCTAAAGTAGCTGAAACTGAAATTGAAAAATCTTCAGAAGAAGAATTTGATTTATCTGAAATTTCAGAACTAGTTGAGCAATTATCTGATATACAAGAAGAAGAATCAGAATTAGAAGTTAAAGAAGAGGAACTAGAAGAGCAAGAAATTGAATTAGAAGAACAAGAACTGGAAATACTTAAAGAGTTAGAACAAAAAACTTCAAGTTCTAATGAAAAAACAGCAAAAGAAAAATTTGAATGTATAGAATGTCTTTCTAAATTTAAATCTAAAAAAGGTGCTCATACTGTTCATAATTGTCCTAAATGTGGATCTTTTTTATTTCCAGTATTCTAAATTAATAGATGTTTGAAAACAATCAAATAGATAAACATTCTTTAATACATATCCGATCTATTTATGAAAGAAATTTACATAATTCCCTTTCAAAATTAAATAGAGAGGATAAAAAGTTAATGTTAGAAACATTAACTGTAAAAACTACAGATTCAGGATTAAAAATAAATTATGTTTCTAGTTCTGAAAAAGATCCGATAACTTTTACTTTAGGTTTAAAACAATCTTCCGATTTATCTTTTCAGCATATAATAGATAAAAAATATAACTCCATGATAAGAAATTTTTGGTAAAAAACTATGTTTTTAAAAAAAGGCACTACTTCTAAAATTATTGAATTTTTCATTGAAGATTCAACTTCTAGTAATAAACAAGGTTTAACTGGACTTATTTTTTCAGATATGTCTATTTCTTATTATAGAGAATCTGATTTTGATAGTGTAGTTGTAACTCCTGTCACAATGTCTGTAGGAAATTATGTTTCTGGAGGTTTCAAAGAAATAAATTCTGTAGAAATGCCAGGATATTATCAATTTGGAATTCCAGACGCCGCTTTAACTGCTTCTCCTGGAGTTAATCATGTAAATATTTTAATTATAGGTTCTTCTCCTGCAATTCCAGTTAAAATTGAAATAGAATTAGTTGCTTTTGATCCCGCAGATGATATTAGACTAGGGCTACAAACATTACCTCCTGTTGCGTACTTAAATTCAGGTGGAATTGCTTTAGGAGATGATTTAGGTAGAGTGTTGCTTCAGCCAACAATTCATAGTGCAGCAATTATTCCAAAAGTAAATGAAATAGATACTGTAAATTTTGATGTAGGAATAACTCAAAATGCAGCAGATAAAGTTTGGATATCTTCAACTAGAACTCTTACTTCTCTTTTAAATGTTTCTTCTGATATAGAAACTTCAGTTTTAAACGCTTTAGATACACCTATTACGCTAACTCCGACAACAGATAGTATTAATGATGTTTTAAAAACATTAGACCTTTTAGATATAACAACACAATTCACAGCTTTATCTGATCAAATTGGTGTAGGGGGATCTAATCTAACAACATTAGGTGATACAAGATTAGATGACTATTTAAAAATTTCAGACATTCCTACAGTTGTAGATAGTGTTTATGATGAACTTATTTCTGACACTAGAGTTTCGGGTTCATACGGAGAATTTTTCCAAAATAATTCCACACAAGACATTATAGATGCTATAAATGCAGAAGGTGTTATTGTAAAAGGATTTACTTCAGATATTGTTACAGACATCTCATCAGAAGCAATCAGTAAACTAGTTTCTCAAAACTATACTTTTAGTATTCAGCTAACTAATGGGTCTTATTACTATACTGTAGGTATTGGAGAAGATTTAAAAGCTAAAGTTTCAAATATAATTACTCCATATGGTCCATTAAATGTTGGTTTAGAGATACCTGAATCTGTGCAGCAAAGTATTGAAGCAAATGTTACGTTAGTTAAAAACAATTTTCTAGATCCAGGATTAGTAGAATAATTTTATGGCATTTTATTATTTAACACAAGCAGTTAAAAGAAGAATTGTTGATGAATTAAAACATTCTTTTTCCAAACATCCTGTCTATAAAGACTTACCTATTCAAATGAAATTCTCAGATGAATTAAGAGTTCAAGGGGGTATTATAGTTAGATCAGGTGCTGCTTCTGTAAATAAATTAGATCCTTCAAATTTTTTAGGAAATATTTTTTCAAAAGTTTCGGTAGGAAAAGTTGGAAATTATCCCGCACAATCAATTGAATGGGTCAGGGAAAATTTTGATTTTCCACCAGATAAAACAGATCCAGGAGTTTATTTCGTTAAAATAATAGACCCTACAACAATGGAAATAGATCAATTCCATATTGTTGATAATGAAATTCTTTGTGATAAAACATTTGGAATTTTTTTAATTTTAAATACCGCAATTGATTTAAATGATCTAGAAGTATTACATTCAGGAGTTCCTCTAATAAAAGGAATTGACTATGAAATTTCTCATGGTCAATTAGATAGAATTATTTTTAAAAAACGAGTTTCAGGTGGAAATATTCAAGTTAGAAGAATATCCACAGGAAATCTTTTAATTTTTGGTAAACATGTATTTAGATTATTAGATGTCGGAGTTGAATATTTAAAATTTGCTCCAAAATATAGGCCAACAATTAACATGCATTATGAAGTAGAGACTGCAAATGTATATACACCCTCTCTAAAAATTTATCAAGATGGTTGTTTGCTTATACAAGAGAAAGATTATATTCCAGAATTTCAATACTCTAAAAAACAAACAAACATATATACTAGATTTTTATCTGTTACAGATCCTTTACTACCACCGCAAAAATTAGTTGTTACCTCAATAGATAATTTTCCAGAATCTGGAACTTTAAAAATAAGAACAAACTCAACTAAAACAGCTTACTCTGGATATTTAGAAGAAGTTGTAAATTATACCGGAATAACAACAGTAGGAAGTGATCCAGCTTTTATACTAGAAACTCCTTTAACTTATCCTCATTTAACAAATACAAGAATTGATTATGTAAATTTGCCGGATATTTTAATTGAGCATTTTAACATTGTATTTAGAACTCCTATATTAAAAACTTCTTGTGTAGAATTTTTATATCATTACTATGATTTAAACCAATCTGATAATATAGACACAGATGAACTTTTTTTGCCGGAAACAGTTTTTCAATTAAAAAATTTTCCAATAGTTCCAGATACTTTAGAAGTAAAAATTAATAATAAATATTATTTACCAGAATTTGAGTTAACTACAGAGACATATTTATCTGAAGTAGTAGATATAGGCGATACTATAATAAAAGTTGAGGACACTTCATTATATCCTAGCTCAGGAACACTATATATTGACGGTGAGTATATAAATTATTCAAGTAAAAATGATTTATTAAATCAATTTACAGTTTCTCCTACTACAGAAATTCATTTTGCTGGAAGTACTGTAAAATTAAAAGAAAGAAATTGGCTTTTAGATAACAACACAGGAAAAATCACTTTCTATAATGTTTTTCCAAAAGATTTTAAAATTTCTGTGGCATATAGAGCCCCAGGTGAAATATTAGGTCCTTTTGAAATAAAAGCAAATGAATCTAATGTCACTGCTATTCCTGGAGTAGTTATTGCTTTTGGAAATAAAATAACTCCTGGAGATAAGCAGGCTGTAATGGTTGAAGAAAATAGAATTCATGTGGCAGATGAGTATGGCGGGAAATGGGAAATTACAGTTTCTTTATTAGTAACATCTAGAGATTTAATGGCACAAGAAGAAATTGCGGATTTAATTTTACATTATTTATGGCATGAAAAAAAGAATGATTTAGATGCGTTAGGGCTTACCATTACAAATATATCTCATGGTGGGGAATCCGAAGAAACGTATCATGAAAACACATCAGAACAAGATTTTACAGCTAATATAGACATTACAATGCTAACAGATTGGAGTATTGTAATACCAAGAATTATGAAAATACGAGATCTTTCTTTTTCTGGTGGAATTGAATCTAAAATTACCACATATGGATTAGAAGAACGAGATAGTAAATTAATTCCTCTGTTTTCTATTCCTAAAATAAAAAACTGTCTTAATGAATTTGAAAGAATTTTTTAATCTATTAATATTTTATACTGTTTAGCAAAACTTGTGCCTTTAGAATAATTTTTGCAATATTTAGATTAAAATTTAAAATAGATATGATATTTTGTTAGTTTTTTAGATTTATATAAAAAATACTTAAATAATTTTTATTACAGGAATTATTCAATGGCAGGACCATTTCAAAATTATGCTCCACCTAATGTTTACGTTAGCACTTTAACTGAACCAGCCGCTCCTGGCGGAAATGTTAACGTACGTATACCATGTTTTATTGGTGTAGGTGATGAGTTTTTTCAAAAAGATGATGTAGAAATGATTCGAGGATCATCTTCTACAGCAGATAACTATCAATCCCGTGAAGATGTGTCCGATCAATTAGATGGCACAAATCGAAAATTTGTTGTTAAAAAATACCCTATTGTTACCGGGGAAGGTGTAGGACAAACTACATTAAGACCTACTGATGTTACTGTAGAAGTAAATGGAGAGCGTGTAGGTGTTTCTGTTGTAAGGGGTGCAACAGGTGAAGTTTTCTTAGATAGTATTCCTTTTGATGAAGATATTGTAAAAGTTTCTTATTACTATAAAAAAACAGATACTTTAGTTACCGATGAAGATGAGAGCTATCAATTAGTACAAGATACTGTAACTGAACTTTATGTTGATCAGGGTAATGGAACTAGTTCAGAATTTTATTTACCTGATGCTGGAGTAGATTTTGATTCAGGAGCAACAATTCCTGTTCAAATGTTTTACAATACAGGAATAAATTCTGGATATGCTCTTCCTATATCTGATACTTTATGGACTTCTGATGTTGGCGCGGGTCCAGATAATCGGGATGGAGTTATATTTGAAAAAATAAATGCTACGGTAGATTTTGAAACTGATTTAGTTAATACTATTGTTCCAGGCCCTATTAGCACTCAAGTAGTACAGCCTTTAGTTTCAAATACATTAGCAGTAGCAACCTCTGGTGGAGAAACTACAATCACTTTAACAAGTGCGGCTGATTTTTCAACTTCAGGGTTTATTCTTATTTATGATGGAGCTAATTCTGAAGAATTAAAATATACCTCAAAATCTGGAAACGTTTTAACTTTATCCGGAACAGTGGCAAATGCTCACTCCTCTTTAGTTAAAATAGAGTTGGTTCCATTAGGAGTTCCTGCTAAAATTACAGCCACTTTAGCTGCTGATTTTACTTCCGGAACAACTGTAAGCGTTGATTTAGGTGACGGAACAGCTTTTGGAAAATTAGTTGCTTCTTCTATTTTAATAGATGGTGAAATTGGAACAATTAGTTCTGCTACTGCCTCAACAGTTGTTTTAGGTGGGGCCTTAACTAATGATAAATTGACAGATACTATTGCAATGTTAGTTTTAGCTTCTACTGAAACTGATATGTTTATGGTAAATAGCACTTCCAATTTCCCTAGTGCTGGATATATCAAAGTTGGATCAGAAATTATTGAATATACCGGAACTACCGCACATTCATTTATCGGTTTAACTCGCGGGTCTTTCTCAACTACTGCTATAAATCACTTTAGTGGGGAATCTGTTCAAGAGCTTTCTTTTGAAAAATTCCATTTAGGTAAATCCGGTGTAGATTCTGAAACTCTTGAAGTTACTGAATATAGTACATTACTAACTACTGCCCAATTTGATTTTGAACCAGGTGCTTATAGAATTGCGGCTGAACTTACTACTACTGAGGCTTTAGATTTAGATGTAGCAAACGTTTGGAATCCTTGGGATGACCCTGCTTTTGCTGGAATTGTAAATGGTGATTTAATTAGTGTTGCTGTTAATCAGTCCACTATAAATGGATCTTACTATACATTTCTAATTACTTCTACACATGCACCAGCTACTTTATATGAGTTATTAACTTCAATGCTTTCAGTAGCATCTTTTAATTCTCAAGTAGAAGTATTTACTAAATACCCTATTAAAATTCCTGTTTATGGAATCACTTCTTCAGATGAATCTTTATTTGGATACAATTTTAAATTTAAATCAAGATCAAGTGGATCTATATCTAGTTTCTATTTTGCTCCCGCTCCATTTTCTACAAATAACATAGTAGGAAATTTATTTGGTGTTTCTGGCTCAATGAACCCAAATATTGGACAAGGTATTTTCAATGTAGGTAAAGTAGTTGATCAAATTAAACTAAATACCGCTTATGATCCAGTAGCATTAGACAATAGTTTTACAGCTAGTTTTGATCATGTATTCCCAGAAAATGGAACTGTATTGTTATCAACATATAATTTCCTTTCCTCTGGAGCTACTTTCTATGTTTCTCATAAACCTATTGTTGATGGTACTAATGGTGGTGTAACTACAACTAGCACAGAAGATGTTACAGCTAAAGTTAATGGTGTAATTGTTCCAGTAGCTTCTGTAGATGGGTTAAATGGTAAAGTAGTTTTATCAACAATTCCTCCAAAAGATGCTGAAATAAAGATTACATATTATTTCAACGCATATCAAAATACATTTGATGAACTACCAAATGATCAAGTATTTGAAATTCTTAAAGTTGGAGATGTTCCAAACAGAGCAGATTATATTGAGACTGTAGACTTCGTTCTCTCTGATAATAAAATTTATTGGGGTGCTGCGTATGATCTAAATCCTACAATCCATACTCCTGGAGCTGAATATTTTGATAGTTCACAAATTACTACTACACTTGTAGATAATAAAGTCTATATGCGGCCTTGTGCTGGAGTAACAGACGGAACTAATAAAACTTTCACTCTCGAATTTGCTCCAACTGAAGGTACCGGAACAGATATAATTACTAATGATCCAACAAAAGTATTAGTTTATGTAGCTGAACCAGAAATTGATCCCGGAATAGGTGCTTATAAAGACACTGCCCCTATTGCGGTATTAACAAGTTCTGTCCCAGAATTTGATTATTGGGATGGTTTTTCAGTTGTTTCTTCAGATGGTGGAGCTGATTTTTCGCATTCCAAACAATTAGATAGTGCTAATGATGGTTTTGATTTAGGAACAGGTACAGATCAAATTCCTTTGGCTGTAGTTTCTCCTGTTGCTAGAGCAATTTCTAATCCAACCTCTTATACTATTATTAGTTTAGATGGTGAAAATAGAAAATTCACTCTTAACACTGCTCCAAAATCAGGAGCTAAAGTATTTGCTACATATTGGACAAATATGTTAGGAGATGATGATTTTGATATTGAAATTGCTAATATTGGATCAGCTAAAGAAACTCCTGGAGCTATTTCTATAGGAACTTATACTATAAATTCACGCGAAGACGGACCTATTTCAGTAGTAAAAGAAGTTAGTTTTGCTGAAGGTGGACATAACGTTCAAGATGCCTCTTTTGCAATTGAAGGTATTGTATGGCCCAATAGTTTCCCCGATGTTCAAGGAATATCTGGACAATCTCCCACTGAAGTTATTAGATGTACTTTCGTAGATACTGGAGAAAGAGATGAAGATAGTCTTCCTATTTCTAGAGTCTTTAGAGTAACTTCTAGTAGATCTTCTACTGATTTAGCTGATGGTTTAGGACAAACAGGTGGCGTTGAAACTCCTGTAGGTGCTCCTGTAAATGATCAAGATGTTGGAGCATTTGGATATCTTAATCAAACATTTATTGATACAGATACAGGAATTCGTTTTACTGTAGGAGATCCTCAACTAACAGGTGCTAATGCTATATCAGATTCTCTTTCCCAACCTTACTATTTCAGACCTGGAGATACTTTAGTATTCAGTTCTGATAGAGGAGGAGAATTCCAATGTTCAGTTGTTCCAAATATCCAAATTCCTGGTCTTAGAGTTGTAATTAATAACACTACAGATACTGCTGTAGGTGATACAACTAGATTACGAACTTTTGATAAAGCTGGTAATGAGCCTTCAGTTGGATCTTTCTACTACACTTCATATAGATATGTAAAACCAGATGAGTTTTTTGAGCCTAGACTTTTCATTTCTCAAAGTAACATTACTAGAGAATATGGTCCGATCTCTACTACTCGAAAAATTTCTCTTGCCACATTCTTAGCTTTCGTTAACGGTGCTAGTATTTTAGCTGTTAAACAAATTAAAAAAGCTACAGATGAAGAAGATGCACCATCTGAAACTTATATTGAAGCAATTAAATCCATGAGTAAACCTCTGGATGGAGATATTCCTGTTGCTTTAGTTCAGCCAATTACAACAGATGAAACTGTTTTGGAGTATTTAAGATTCCACAACATTGAGCAAAGCTCTAAACGGTATGCCAATGAAAGAATTTCTTACATTGGATTCCCACTTGGAACAAAACCTTCTGCGGCACAAGTTAAAGCCAGAGCATATAATTCAGAGCGAATCATTGCAGTATATCCTGATGGAGCTGTGGTTGGTTTAGTTGACGAGTTAAATCGAGAAGTTGAATTTGCTGTAGGTGGAGAGTTTTTAGCTGCAGCTATGACTGGATTAGATGTGTCACCAGCTTATGACGTTGCAGAACCTATGACCAAAAAACAAATCACTGGATTTAAACGATTAGCTAGAAAATTAGATGCTGTAGAAGCAAATATTACTGCTAATGCGGGAATTTGTTTACTTAAAGATAAAAATCCAGTTATTGAAGTTGTTCATGGACTCACAACCAATATGGGAAGTGTTCTTACTCGTGAAATTTCTATTATTAAAATTGCGGACTATGTTCAGCAAGCTTTAAGAAATGGATTACAACAGTTTATTGGAATGAAATTCCTCAATCAAAGGCTAGGTGAAGTTGTAAACGTTATGGGTGCAATTCTACGTGGACTAGTTGAGCTAAAAATTATTTCCAACTTTACTGGTATTAATGCTGTAAGAGATAGTAATGATCCAACAATGATGAATTGTGAAGCTTATTATCAACCAATATTTGGTTTAAATTACATAAATGTGACATTAAACCTCAGAGTTAGTCTCTAAAAATTCTAATTTTTAAAAATTAGGGGGCTTTGGCCCCCTTTTTGTTTTAGAGGGACTTGACAAAACAGGTTTTAGATACTAGGTTAGATGAGCAGTGTTGTAAAAATGGTAGTTTTTAACAAAAATAAAAAATAGTTATTTTACAAATTCAAAATTTAAGTTCCCCTTACCTACATGTAGATGTAGAAATGATGGTGTGATATTTAAGAAAGGTTTTAAACTATGCTTCATGATCTAGAAGATAACCTTGTACAGATTTTAGTTGTTTGTGTGATAGCTTTATGGGGTTTTCATAAAGTTAAAACTCGAAAATTAGAATCTAAACTTAAAAAATATGAATCAAGATATGGTAAATTATAAAAAATATAGCAGATTTAATTTCACAGAGGAGAACTCTACATATGTCTAGACTAATGTTCAGTTTGCTTTTTATTTCAAACCTAGCATTTGCTCGGTTTCAGAATCTGTATCCAGAAAATCCTAGTTCTTTTGAACATGGTCCGGTTTTGATGGATACTTTTCAACATCTAGAACATAATTTATTTACAGATGCTTTTGATAATTATGTTCCAAATCCTCCAACAACTTTAAACTATCATGAAAATGAAAACACAACCATCAATAATCAAACTTTAGGATCTGAAATTCCTAGTGGTTTAATTATTGATTTTAAAGATGGGATTTCAGAATCAGATATTGTTAGTTTTGGTTTTAAACATGGGCTCGTTTTACAACCCAATTCTGAATTTTCTGTATCTACAGATAATATTTATACTGTAAATAACTTTAATCTTTTCCAATTGTCAGATTTAGATGGGCATGACCTTTCTTCGCAAGAAAATTTAGATGCTTTTGCCGCTGAAAATAGCGATATGATTGAATATATGGAATTTAATTATGTCTATCAAGCATATGATTTTACTCCAAATGATGCAAAATGGGTAAATCAATGGAATATGCGTGACATTGGAATGCCTAAAGTGTATGAAAAACACACTGGATTACGAAAAGATGGAAGTTCAGTAATTGTAGCTGTTATTGATACGGGTGTTGCATATGAAGATTATTCTGATAAATTTGGAAAATACCATCTTCTAGAAGATTTTAAGGGTATGCGTTTTGTTGAGGGGTATGATTTCGTCAACAGAGATAAACATGCCAATGATGATAATGCTCATGGATCCCATGTTGCTGGCACAATTGCGGAAGTCACTAATAATGTTTTAGGTGCAGCGGGAATTGGGACTCAACTTACAATTATGCCTGTTAAAGTATTATCTGGATCAGGTTCGGGAACTACTTCTGATATTGCTGAAGCAATTCGTTGGGTAGCAGATTGGAAAGGACCTAAAGGAGAGAAAGTTTCAGTGATTAACATGAGTTTAGGTGGGCCTATGCCATCTAAAATCATGGGAGATGCCGTTAAATACGCGCATAAAAAAGGTGTGTTAGTTGTGTGTGCTGCAGGAAATAGTGCTCGTAGGGGAGTTGGATATCCTGCTGCTTATCCTGACTCATTTGCGGTAGCTGCTACTAGGTTTGATAAATCTACTACCTGGTATTCCAGTTGGGGTCCTGAAGTTGATATTGCTGCTCCTGGTGGAGATACAAGGGTAGATCAAAATGGTGATGGTGTTGTAGATGGTATTATTCAAAATACTATTGCCTCACAAGATCCAACCCGAGAAGGATACTTTCTTTTTCAAGGAACTTCTATGGCCTCTCCACACGTTGCTGGAGTAGCTGCGCTAGTCTATGCGACAGGTCTAAACGATCCAAATAAAGTTGCAGAAGTATTACAAAAAACTGCTCAACAAGTTCCTAATATGGAAAAAGAAAGATATGGAGCTGGAATTTTAAATGCTGCTGGAGCACTCACTTTAGCTGAAAATTCTGTTGGAAATACTTTACTGTTTAACATTCCTACAATTTATTCAGAAACAAGTAGCATTTTCCACAATAAAACCACAATGTTTTTGCTAATGATGTTTGGACTTCTGATGTTAACTCGACATAATCAATTAGCAAAATCAAAATATATTTCTTTAACTGCAGCATCTATTTTCTCTCTAGGAGTTCTAGAATTCTTTAGTATGCTAACTCCAACACTTCTAACCTTTATTTGGTTAAGCATTATTCCTGGATTTTTAGTGACAACATTATTACTAAAACATTCTAAAATTAATACCTATGCTATGTTAGTAGCTAACCTAGCAATTCTAGGAAGTGCTTTAATCTCTACTCTAAATGGATCTTTAGGAATGGGAACATTTTTTGAATCAATTTGGTTGGTTTTAAATATCTTCTTTGGAATTTGGATTCTACAAAAACTTTCAAAGTGATATAAACACTAGTTTATTTAAGGGGCTTCGGCCCCTTTTTTGTTTTATATGGATTCAATTATAGATTTATTATTAAAACTATTTAGAAAGATATAATAACTATGACTACAACTCTTCAATTTGGAAATTATAAAGATCCAGATTTTAAATTTAAAATCAATATAAATGACGCTATATCTGAAATATCTTATCCCCTATCTTTAACACATACCTCTCAAAATACAACCATTGAAAATAATTTTGGTGTTGGTTTAGAATTCAAATTAGAAAATAATATTTCTGAGCCAATGTTATCTGGTAATATCTCTACAGTTTGGGATGATTTTGATAATTCTCTCGCTATTCTTAAATTTGGAGCTGCAAATTCAGGGACCATAGATAAATACCTTAGTTTAGATTCTTTAGGAAATTTAAACATTTCTGGAAATCTTTCTTTGGACGGGGATTTTGAATCAGCAGGAAATATTACAACTTTAGATTTAACAGTTAATGGTTCTGCTGTGTGCAATACTACATTAGAAGTAATTGGAGACACTACATTATCTACTTTAAATGTTACTGGAGATAGTAATTTACAAAATTTAAATGTTTCTGGAACTGCCGAATTATCTTCAACTCTCAATGTTGTTGGAGATACAACAGTAGTTAAATTTACTACCACAGGAACAACTTCTTTGTCTGATTTAACAGTTGCTGGTGCTTCTGTATTACATGACAATTTACTAGTAGATGGGGATACTACACTTAATAATCTAACAGTTACAGGAAATGTTTCTTTAGAAGATTTGACATTAAATAGTTTAATTGTAACAACTACAACAGAATTAAATTCTACTTTAACTGTAGCTGGAAATACTACTATAATAAATCTTACAGCTAATGGGGATATTGTTTTAGGTGAAAATGATACTAATACAATTTCATTATTAGGTGGAATAGATACAGATATAATTCCAAAAACAGATGTGGACATTAGTTTAGGATCATCTTCCTTTAGATATGTTGATTCTTTTATTAGTAATTCTATTTTTCTTGGATCAAATGCTAGTGAAATAGGAAATGCTTTAGACACGGATGATATTGTAACAGGAAGTATATTAGGAGATCTTGTTTTAAAAACCAATAATATTTCTAATTCTGTTATGATAGGAACAGTTTCAGATATTATAACAAAATTTAAATCTTATGGTCAAATTTCTACCATAAATAAAACAGATTTTTCTAGAAAAACATTTATGGTTGGGAACATTACCACAAATGCTACCACAACTAATTTATATATTGATCATAGTTCATTACAAATGGTATTACCTGCAAATAGCACTTGGTCTTTTGTGGCAAATATTTGTGCTAGAAGAACAGATATTATGCATGAATCTGCCTCATATGAAATAAAAGGTTGTATAGACAACAATTCAAATTCTGTAGCTTTAGTAGGAAGTATTTCAAAAACAGTTATAGCAGAAGATAATGCTCCTTGGGATGTAACAGCAATAGCAAACAACACTAATAAATCTCTAGTGTTACAAGTCACAGGAGAAGCTGGAAAAACTATTTCCTGGCTAGCTTCAGTAGATATTGTAGAAATAATAGGTGGATAATGGCTGAAAAATATAATGGTTTACCTAAATATATTCTAAAAAACGGGGCTCAAATAGAAGGAAAAGTTGAACTTTTATTTGATCCTAAAGATCCAAAAGATGCAGTTAATTTAAGATATATCACAGATAGATTATCTTTAATAGATCATGGATCATTACAAAATTTAAATGAAAGAGATGATCATAAAAATTATATTCACACTAAAATAACAAGATCTATAAAAGCCACCCATGTGTTTGATCCTGAATATAATAAACCTGCATTTAATTTATCTGCTGATGCTAGAAAACAATACTGTTTAATTAAAGGGTTGAATTCTGAGTATTTAAATGGAAACACTTCAGATTTTTATTTAGATAGAGCAAACCATATTGGAAAAATAAAAATCTCAGATTTAGAAACAATGGGTGCTGGATCAACTTTAGATTCAGATATGTTAGATGGAAAACATGGAAGTGATTATGCTCCCTATGATCATACTCACGATCACTCTAAACTTTCTAATTTAAATTTAGATTCACATACTTTTTATGTGCATAGCAATGTTTCCAGAAATATAACTGCACAACATACTTTTAATCCTAATAAAATTTCTAGTCCATTTATATTAGGAACAAATGCTTGGGGTCAATTAGTTTCTGGATTAAACTCAGAATTATTAAATGGTTTAAATTCTGACTCATTTTTATTAAAAACTGGTGATACCACATTAGGAAATATAACATCTAATGTGGAAGCAACTGATCCAAAACATTTAGTTACTAAAGGATATGTAGATAAATTAATATCTATCAATAGAACTTTTAAACAACATTTTACTAATAATGAGCTAGATACAAATAACTGTATTACTTTCAATCATGATTTAAAATCGTTATATTTAACAGTTCAAATTTTTAATTCTGATTTGGAAAATATTACAATGCCATCTAAATCAATTAAACTTTTAAATATAAATCAAATAAAATTAAATATGTCTTCATTAACCCCATTTACAGGGTCATGGAGAATTGTTGTTATCTCTATATAAAGGACACTGATGGCTTCAATTCCAACATCATTTAGCACTATTCCTGCATATTTAAACATTACAGATCCACCAAAAAAATCAAGAAGAATTCCAAATTTAGATGATAGATATGCTTTTAAACAACATTTTCATGCCCCAGGAGATATTTTTCCGGAATATCCACATGGATTACTTTCGGGTTTAGGTTCAAATGATCATCCTCAGTATCTTTTAAGATCCGGAGGCATAATGTATGGACCTTTATACCTTTTCGGACTTCCAACGGCTTCTAATGAAGCTGTAAATAAAGCATATGTAGATTCTCAACGATTTGGGCATATTATACAAGTTAATAGCTCGCCACTAACACAAAGAACAAATTTAAATTTTGTAGGTTCTGCATTAGTTTCTTCAGATAGTGATCCTTTAGACACAACAACTATTAATTTTAATAGTTATGAGGCAAAAGCAAATAAAGGATTATCTAATGGGTACCCTGAATTAGATCCTTTTGGTTTGATACCTACAGATCAATTAGGTACTGGAACTGCTGACAATACAACAGTATTAAAAGGAGATAGAACTTGGGGTCCAATGCCTACTCCTACATTAAGTCATTCTGATTTATCTGATTTGTCTGCTGATGATCATTTAAATTATGTGCATATTTCTAATTCGAGAACTATAGACGCACTACATACTTTTGATACTACTGGACCTGCTTTTATATTAGGCTCTACTTCTGTTGATATTTTAATTACAGGATTAAACTCAGATCTTTTAGATGGATTTGATTCCACAGATTTTTTTAATCTATCAAATGTAAATTTTACAGGAACATTATCTGCTGTTTTAGTTGAACAAGGACCAGGATCTACTTTAGATGCTGACACTTTAGATGGATATGATTCAACAGATTTTTCTTTATCTACACATAATCATGATCATAATAGTTTAACAAATTTAACTGTAGGTGATCCACATACTTTATATTTACCTGTAGATGGATCTAGAGCACCTACATCTGATATTTCATGGGGCAATTTAAAAATTACTAATTTAGGTTCTCCTACAAATTCAGGAGATGCCGTAAATAAAGGATATTTAGATTCAAGACTATTAGGGTTAGATTGGACAGATAGCGTTTTAAGTAGAACAACATCTTCTCCTCCTCTATCTCCTTCTGTTGGAGATAGATATATAATTCCTGTTGGTGCTTCTGGAGCTTGGGCTGGACAAGACAATAAAATAACTCAATGGTCAGGGGCGGGTTGGATTTATGTCACACCTACTAAAGGAACTGCTTTATGGATTGAAGATGTACCAAACAATTATCAATTTAATGGCACATCTTGGATTAAATTTGGAAATACATTAGATCACTCATCATTATTAAATCTATCTGCAGATGATCATTTACAATATCTAAGAATAGATGGCACTAGAGCCATGACTGGATATTTAATTTTGAATGCTGACCCTGTTTCTGTTTTAGGTGCAGTAACAAAACAATATTGTGATAACAATTCAGCAGCAAGAGCCTCTCATACTCACACACAAAATATAGCATCAGATACATGGATAATAAATCATGGTTTAGAATCTCAAGATTTAACTATGACTTTTTTAACTCCAACAGGAGTTCCAAATAAATATCATTTCCTTTCAGCAAATGATGTAGAATTTGTAGATGATAACAACATAATTGTTACTTTCCTTTCTGCTTTTGATGGAAAAGTTACAATTTATGCGGATTATTAATAATTTTAAATTGCTAATGCTTTATAATAGTAAAATTTTTTATTGGAGATTTTCAAAATGGGAATAGGAATTTCAAGTTCTTCAAGACCAAGACAACTTCCTTTGATATCACCTCGGCCTTCTACTTCTGAAACTCCGACAACTAGCTCATCTTCTGGAACTAAAAAATATGCCCCTTTAAATCACACACATAAAGAGGCAGATATAACTAATCTAAATAAATATTCAAAAGAGCAGTTATATACTAAAACACAGATTGATGCTCTTTTGTCTGCTTTTAAAGAAGGAATTCGTTGGCAACCTCAAACATTTGATGTTATTGCATCATCAAATGTTGGGTATGTTGCTAATCATGCTGTTTCTGGAACTAGATTAGAAATTACTGCACCTAGTACTGCTCCTATTGGAACTAAATTTGCAGTGACAACCGGAGAAAATACAGGTGGTTGGAAAGTTTCTACCCCAACAGGTGTTGAGATATTTTATGGGGGGTCTGGAACATCTAATGGTGGATATATTCAGTCCGAAGATGTAGATTCAAGTGCAGAATTTGTTTGTATTATTTCAGATACTAAATGGAATGTTGTTAGTTCACAAGGTATTTTGTCTGTCAACTAATTATGAACGATATTAATATTTTTATAGATAAAAATGAATTTTATGATGTGCCTGTAACTTTTGATAATGTTTTAGATTACTATAAGCTTGCAAAAGATTTACTAATATCTGAGTGCAGAAATAGAAACATATATTTAAAAGTTAATTTACCAGATAGAGAAACGTATATGCGAAGAAAAGACGGCATTATACGTTTCTCTAACATCTCTGAATTTTTGCCCTGGCATAGAAAACATGTCACAGAATATCATATAATGATGGGAAGATATGTTCCATATGCTGTTATTAATTTAAATCCAGGCCCAGACACCCCATTTAATATTATTAAAGAGATAACTCTTAAATTAACAAAAGAACTAGAAGAGATGGAACCTATTGATTCTGTTGAGATTGTTTTTTCAGGGAATTTAGGTTTTCATTTGCATGTACATTTTAAAGAAAGATTAAAAGTTACAGAAGCAAGAAATTTGTTAATAGATTTTTATCTCAATAAAAATCAAACTATTCCTGGACTAGTATATAATACAATTCCATATAAAAATCAAGTTCTTTTTGATTTGTCAACTACAGGTCTTGGTAGAGGACATATATCTAAATGGTCTTTAAAATCTCCAACAGGATTAGTAGCCCTTCCGGTAAGAAAGGATCAAATGTTAAGATTTAGAAAAGAACATGCTACATTTACTAGAGTATTGAAATATTTTAAAAACATTCCATATGAAATTCAACCAAATACACTCAAATAATATAGCAAAATATTTATCAAAATTAGCACATGAAATAAAACTTGCTAACTTAAGTCCTGAAAATACTGCAAAAGTTAAAAAATTACATGATTTTGTTAAATCAAAAAATAACGTTCTAACTTACGATGAATTAGAATCTTCTTTCTATATAGATAAAGTTGAAATTTTACCTAAAGGTTTTCCGTTAGGCTTACAAAAAGATATAAAAGATCCAATAAAACTTTTAAATTCTTTACAAGACAGTTATATCACAAAATTATTCTCTGAGGGTTGGAAATACATTTCTAGAGCAGTTACTTTTGATAAAAACATTTATGTTTTCGACCCTATATTTAATGTTTTAACTTATGTAATCCATATTTTAAAAAAATTAGAATCTAATTTTTCTACCTACACCATATCTAAAACAATTCAAAATTTCCCTGAATTATCCGGATCAGGAACATTTCAAATAGAATTAAAAATATCAACAAAAGATCAATTAGAAAAAATTTATAATCATATAGAAGCTAAAAAATATGATGTAGGATTTAGAAACTATATTAGGTCAAATTCTAGTATTACAAATAAAACATTTTCAAAAGAAAATGAACCTCAAAAAGATAAATCTGATAAAGACACACCACAATTTACAGGTCTTGAATCTTTTTCTGACATAATTATAAATGATACTCCATTTAAAATAAAAAAATTAGATGAATTCCAAAAATTAGGTTACGAAGTATCTCATTTTAATATATCCAATCCAGATGATATCGCACAACACTCTAAAAATCTAGACCTAAAAAATAGTGATTGGAAAAACATAAATAAAAAACTAAAAGCAGCCGAAACTGTTTTGAGTAAAGAACTCACTCAATTAGTAACTGAAGCTGAAAAAAATAAATCTTTATTTAATGAGTTTGATTCTGAAAGTACAAATAATTTAACAAAAGCAACCTCTAAAATAAAATCATTAATTTCTAAAAATCAAATGTATTATTTTCTTGGTTTTTCTCCTAATATGCCTGTAATAACTCAAATTAAAAAAATTGCTTTTACAGAAGAAGACATTCATAATATAGAGAAAAATTTTAAACAAAATGCTGATTTAGATCAATACATAAAAGATAAATTTTTAGATGATAAATCGGATCCAACTGAAATATCAGAACTATTTAAAAAACACAGAAAACAAGATGAAAACACTAAAAAATACTATTTGGATAAAGATTTTTTTGAAGAATTAAAAACTTTAGATGTTAAATATAAGTTAACTTCCGAAGATATAGATAATATATCTGGATTTTTAAATTTACAAACAATAAAAGCAGACTACAAAGATAAATTTTGGAAAGGTTTTCAATCTAATTATAACTACACTCCTAGTACTACTATACAAGCTTTGACAAGTTATAAAATGGAAAAAGACCCGAAAAATTTAGATACTGTAAAAGTGATTCCAAAATCAAACATAGACCCTGGCAATATGCTTTTAAATGCATTTAAAAAAATGATTTCAGGTATCAAAGATATTATATCAGATCCTAAAAACAGTGAAATACTCAAGTTTTTATTTTATATGTTTATGGTTTAAGAGGAAATTAAAATGGGCGCATTTTTACAAATTAATAACACAAAAGGATCTTTTACAGCTTTACAAACATTCTGTAATATTCTTAGTGAAGCAAAACACTCATCTCAAGCTGAATATGTAATAAAACAAATCAATCCACATTCCAATACAAAATATGGTAGATACATAGGATTTGTTTCAGGTTTAGTAGTATCTATTGATTTTACTAAAACAATTTGGAACGACGATCCTAGTGCTGATCTTGGAGGCGGTTTTGATAGCTATCTCACTGGAACAGCAGGATTTACTTTATTAAATGAATCTGATGGCTGGGCTGTTGTTGATTTTTTTGAATAAACTTTTATATTTTTATTTTATATATAAATTTAAACATAATTATTTGAATAATAATTAAATGGAAATAGACACACATTATTTGGAGACTTTAATTTATGCCTACTGCTGGTGAATTAAATGGATATATCTATCGGCAAGGAACAAGTCCACAAACTCGCGTCTTAATATCTTCTAAAAACAGAATCTATGCTCATTCTGCTCAGAGCGGAAATGTCCTTTCAAATGCGGTAGGCACTGCAGCCAACGCACTCGGCTTAGGTGGCGGAATGAATCAAGTAGGGGTCATTAGTTCTTTTGCCCCAACACAAAATAGAAATGTTCAGGCAGTTAGAGGTATAGGATTCGGAGATCAAATTGCGGAACTTGTCCCTGATCCAATGGACCCACTAACAATCGCAATCACAAGAACTGCTCTTTATTTAGGAATGATGTTTCAAGTTTTCGGCTATAAACATGGTATCGATGGTATGGCGAGAGCTTTAAAACATCATAAATGGCCTTTCGATATTCGACAAGAAATTGTCATTTCAGATGTTGCCACCACAATTAGAGCTGGTGCTAAAGGACTAAGAACTCCTTCAACTTTACCTCCCCCAGCTAGTTCTCCTGGGTATGGAATTCAAATAGATGCCCTTAGCATGGCTCAATCCGCTGTTGTAACTTATTATGAAGCTTGTTGGTTTACATCATTAGATGTTACCTATGCTTCTGACTCCTCTTTAGTTGCTGAAAACGGAAATATATCTGTAACAGATATTTTATCTGATCCTTCTGCAATTTATGGTGAAGCTGTAGATACCGGACTTCAATTGAAATCAGTAAGATACGCTGGTCTATTGACTTCTAATGCTGGAGTTACTACTGGTGGAGGAATTAATTTAGGTACTGCTGGAACTACTCCCTAATCTTTTTTAAAAAATATTCCTTAAAAATAGATGTTTTTAATTTTAGCATTAAAAACATCTATTTTTTTAAACTTACCAGCAAAACAACTTTAAATTTTTGTAAAATAATATATGGATCAAATCAAATTAAAAAAAATATTAGGAAGTATTTTAAAAAAAAGAAGGTTAGTTTTAGAAATTTTAATTGCTAACTTTACTGTAAAATTAAGAGTTTTATCTATAACAAATGAACTTTTAATTAGAGATAACATAAATTCTTCAAATAAAAAAGATTCACTATACTTAAAAAAATACCCTCAAGAACTATTACCTTATGCTATTTATAAAATAGACAATCAAAAACTTTCTTTAACAGAAAAAATTGAATTTGTCTCTAAATTACCATATCATGTTCTTGAACAAATAGTTTCTGAATATTATAAACTTATTAGCTCTACACCTATATCTAATATAGAATATATTCCGTTAAAATCAAATAAAATTTTAGATAAAGGTAGAAAAAAACCTAAACTTTCTAAAATAAAAACAGATAATATTACAGATCCAGGAATTAATAAAGAAGAGTATGAATTAATGCAACAATATGAAAAACCTGGAACACAAGAATTTGAAATTATGCAACGATATCGCCAGAACCAAACTGCTTTAAATAAACAAAACTATAATGTATCTGAAGAAGTTTTTGGAGGTCAACCTCTATAATTTTTTTATATTTTTGTATATAATAAAAAATGAAAATTAACAAATCCTATAAATCCGAACTCAGACCCAACAACAAACAGGCTTCTCTCTTCGAGAAAGCCTTCGGTACCTCAAGGTTCACTTACAATTGGGGTTTAAACCTCCTCAAACAATCTTATGAAAATCATAAATTAAACCCTTCTAAACCGAAATATTTATCTAATTATGATCTTCATAAAATTTTATGTTCAAAAAAGAAATCTGAATTCCCTTGGATTTATGAAGTCTCTAAATGTGTTCCTCAAGAAGCTCTCTCCGATCTAGACTTAGCCTTCAAAAATTTCTTTAGACGTGTTAAAAATAAAGAAACTCCAGGATACCCTAAATTTAAATCAAAACACGGATCAAAACAATCTTTTAGAATCTCTAATTCAAAGCCAATAAATATAACAGAGTCTCATATACAAATTCCTAAAGTAGGGAGGATAAAACTCAAAGAAAAAAATTATTTGCCTGTTTCAGAACATAAAACACATAAAATATTTAATTTAACTGTATCAAAAGAGAATTATAAATATTTTGTTTCTGTTCAAACTGAACTTGATATTCCTGAGCCGAAGGCTCTTGAAAATCCTCCAAACATTTTAGGTATTGATAGAGGCTTAAAAACATTATTAGTTTGTTCTGATGGAAAATCGTTTGATAATCCTAAAACATATAATAAATATGAGAAAAAATTAAAACACGCGCAGCGTAATTTAAGTAGAAAACAAAAAAGGTCAAATAATAGAGAGAAAGCTAAAAAGGCTATTTCTAGGATCCATTATAAGATAAAAAATATAAGAAAAGACATTTTAAATAAGATAACAAGTACATTGGTGAAAACCAAACCAATGGTATTTGTTATTGAGGATTTAGGTATAGAAAACATGGTCAAGAATAGGAACTTAGCGAAGTCCATAATGGATGCGGGCTGGGGCATGTTCAGGACAATGTTAGAATATAAATGTTTTTGGTATGGAGGGACTGTAAGATATGTAGATAGATTTTACCCTTCATCTAAATTATGTAGTAATTGTTGGAATAATAAAGATAAATTAGATTTATCAGAGAGGACATATCGTTGTGAAATATGCAGTTTAGAAATGGATCGTGATTTAAATGCAGCAATAAATTTAAAAAATGCATATATTTTAGGAAAAACTAGGGCGAGTTCCGTCCAAAGTCAAGTTTGTGGAGAGTCACAGGACTCTGAGAAACAAAAAATAAACGTTGAATTAATAGTTTCTAATATAGAAATTTAATTTGAGTAAGTTTTTTAGAACGGCAGCCGCTAAATGGATAATCTAAACACAAATTTTTATAATGACCCCTATCAGCAGGAACGACTTGAGTTCGTTACCAAATACCTAAAAGATAGGGGTTTTGATGCTGAAGTCGGAATATTAGATAAACCTAGAGAACAAAAAGATTATGAAGCTTTAATAAATCAACAATATATTGACTCTAACTATATTGAATTAACTGAAGAACAACAAAAATATGTTGATGAAGTAAAAGCAGAAATATTCAAATATATTGAAACTCTTATATTTAAAGGTTTTTTGTCAAATAAAATTAAAATAGATGATACTGTTTTAACATTTAAAACAATTACAGAAGCTGAATTTAGTTTAATTGATCATTATCTTACAGATTTTGATATTAATTCTGATAAAAATATTAAAACTAATGCTTTGTTTTTGGCTTGTTCTCTATACAAAATAAATTCTGAATCTATTTTACATAGTAAATTTGAATGTTTTGATACATTAGTTAATTTCTTTTGTGAGTTAGATACCCAAACATATACTAAACTTCTTGAATTAATAAATAATTTACAGGAAATATATAATAAATTAATTCCTTTTGTTGAACTATATGCGTATGATGAATATTCAAGATTCAATTGGAAAACTATTGGAGATAATCTAAATACTTTTAAACTTTCTGGTATATATGGAATAGAAAATATTCCATTAAATCATGCCCAAAAACTTTGGATTTATTTTAATAAATTTGAAGATGAAAACGAAAATCATGAGTTATATTATCAACTAGCTAGTTTACAAGTTTCAGGAATTAATGGAGCTTTTGGAAAAAGCATTCAAGAAAATATATCTAAAATGAAAGAAGAAAAATCTTTATCTCGACAAAGAGAATTATTATTTCTTGAACATATTTCTGAAGACAATTTTTATAATTTTTCTGATACTAAAACAAAAGAAGGTTTAGTTGAAGAATTAGAAAAACAAATTTCAGGCAAAAAAGATTATCACGATCTTGTGATTGAATCTGATTTAGTTTTTAAAGATGCTATTGCTCAATTTGATAAATTAGTTTCTGAAAGAGTTAACAAAGAAAATACTTTTAAAGGTGTTTATGCAATTCCTGTAATGTCTAGTACAAGGGAAGTTACTTTAGAAGAAATTAATAAAATTCAAAAACAAGAAGCTAATAAAATTAATGTCATGCGTGAAAATTTTGAAGCTCAGGATGTAAGGTCTAGAACTTTTGAAGAGTTACAAGGTGCTCATGCTAAAACTGTAATTCCAAATAAATTTAAACAAATTTTAGCTCAACAAACAGAATTAGATCAAAATATCAATAAAAATGTCTCAGTTAATCCGGATATTAATGGTATTGGATCTAGTTCAAAAGAAATTGATTTAAATATAATCGAGCCTCAAAATAATAAAACTCAAACCACAGCTCCCCCTGTGTTTATTAGAAATAAACCTAACAGAAATGATCAAGTAATAAACAATATAAAAAATAGGAACAAAAGATGAATGTAGATTTTATAGAAAAATTAAAACTTTTAACAGATAATGTGCGACCAATATCAGATTTAATTGAATTGCCTCAATTAAATTTAACTCTTAAATTAAAACTATTAGATTCCGAATCTGAAATAGCAGTACATTCTCAATGTAGAGAGTTAGAAGGATTTGAATATCTTTTATCTGTAAAAATAATGACTTTAGCTAAATCAACTTGTGAAATAAATGGTGTTTCCTTAGAAAATGTTAAATATATTGAATTAACAGATATAGATGAAAACGGAAACCACAAAAAAATAGAATTATATTCATATCTTTATAAATTCTTTTTAAAATTACCTGCCACTTTAATAGATTATATGCATAGATTTTATACTTTATTAGAGTCATCTATTAATAGTGATATTGTAAAAAATGTTCCTCTAGAAAAAAGAGTTGAATATAAAGAAGCAATGGCTTCAGAAGATCTCTTTAAATCAGTAGAAAAAGAAAATAAAAAATAATTAGTTTTTAGGTTTTGCAATGGCTGAGACAGAAAAAAATCATATACATAGAATTATTTTTGAAGAATCAGGAAGACAACCTGTATTATCATCTATTGCAACTCTCAAAAAAGGTCTTGAAGATTTAAATAACGTCTCTAAAATAAAAATTGAATTAGAAGACGTTAATATTGTAGAGAATTTTAAAAAAATAACTTCAAAAATTAAATCTTCTCCTAATTTAAAAATATCTGTGCCTTTAGAGATTCAATATTCAGACAGTTTAAAAAAACTTCAAACAAATCTAAATCAATTTCTTCATAGTTCTAAATCAGAATTTGACTCTTTAAATCCTAAAATAGATTTAACTCTTGAGACATTAACAAATATAAGAAATTTAGATTTTAAAAATGTAAATAAACATTTTTTTACTTTAAGAAATTTTTCTGCTGGCGTTGCTGACAATTTTGAAAGAATTTCTCAATCTAAATTATATCAAGGACAAAACCCTATTGTAGATTTAGCTATTAATGAAGTTGTATCAGCAGCAAATAAAACTAATTTATCTAGCACTTTAGATATAAGTCCTTTATCTGCTGCTTTAGATGATCAAGCTCAGAAAATAAAAACTTCTATTTTAGGTGGGGCTGGACAGAAAAATGTTGGCTCTCAAAAAGATTGTTGTGATGTAATAGAAAAATTAGTCACAAACTCGGATCATTTGCTAGAGATGTTATCTTATGGTTTTGATCAACTTCTTTCAGGTAAAATTGATTTAAAAACATCTAATACAGGTAATGCTGGAACTACTACTGTCTCAAGTGAAAATGTAGAAAAACAAAAAATTGCTGAAGAAGAACGACTTTGGGAGGAAACTGCTAAATTAGAACTTAAAAAAATGCATTTAGATGATCAACAAATAGATGCTGCCTTAAAAAATATTAAAAAATATAAAACTTCAAACAATCAAATGTTAAGTTTATGGGATCGTTTAGGAAAAGGGTTAAAAAATTTTGTTAGTATTGAAGATGCTGTAGTTAGACAAACTTCTAAACTTTATTACATACAACTTCGAAATGCAGAGTTAGAAAAAGAGCGTGGCGAAAAAGGAAGTTTAAGTTTTTTTAAAACTGCGGAATTAGGAATAATGACTTTTCTTAAAAAAGCTTCTTCTATAGGAGTTGGAGTTGATATTGCTGGAGGTCTAGTAAATAAATTAGCAGGAGCTATTAATCCTATTTTTAAATTAATTTTAGAAATTCTTGATTATGGGGCTGAAGCAAATAAAAGAATGTTTGCGGCTTCTCAAGGTGTTTCTATGGCTGGAGGTTTAACTTCTAAAGGACCCCTAACAGGACAAACCATATCAGATTTTAGAGAGCAAATAGCTGGTACTAAAAATAGTGCGGGACAAGCCACTCCAGATAATATGTTGATTAGAAGTAAATTAGGATTAAGTGATGAAAAATTAACTTCTGCTTATTCCGGATTATCAGAATCAAGTATAGATGTTTCTAGGTCTTCCGGAGAAATGTTTGATCATTTTAAAGATCTTAGTTTGCAATCTATAGTATTAGGAAAAGATATTGGAGAGCTTTCTCGTATTTTTGGAGAGGTAATGTCTACTCAAAACTCTTCTATGAATACTAATTTTAAAACTTTTGCTAAATTTACCAGACAAATGAAAGATTCTGGATTAAGTGCAAATAGATTTTTTGGAATTGTTCAAAGTTTAAATGGATCTTTAGGCATTTATGGCACAAGATTAACAGACATAACTGATGTTATGGCTAAAGTGGCTAAATATGGCATGGGTTCAGTAGAACAGCAAGCCAAAAAATTTGAGAATTTTTCTGGTGCTGTTCAGAGCATGAGTGTCTCAAAAACTGTAGCTGCAGCACAAGAAGCCTCTGGAAAAAACAATGTAGAAGGTGGAATAGAGGTATTAAATACTTTATTAGATGAGATAATATATAAATTAGATGCTGATCTGACTACAAAATATATAGAATTAAATCGTGCTGGTAAAAATGCAGGATTAACTCAAGAACAAATAGATGCGTATAGAAATTCTACAACACATAGTTCTGTAAAACTCTCTGATGAACAAAAAAACATTTTAGAACCTTTATATAAAAGCCTTGAGCAAACTCGATCAGAACTAGGAACTAAAAAATATGCAAGAGGTCTTTCTGCTTCAGATTCGCAAGCGAGTTTTATTAAAGGATCTCAAGTTGAACTAGATTTTAATAGTAAAACAGCTCTAATTTTAAAGTTAATGGAAACTGCTTTTAAGGATGAAAATGTAAAATCAACTGAAGATTTTGCTACTCATTCTGTTGATAATACTCCGGCAGGGAGAGCAATTAGAGCTTTAGCTGCACTTTGGGAGATACCCGCAGAAGATGTTGCTAAACGGTTTAAAGAAATATTACCTAGCATGACAAAATCTGGTTTTGCTGAAATGCGAGGTTCTCCAGAAAAAACTGGAGAATTTATAGAAGAAGTTCAAAAAAGTGGAGCTACAATGCTGTCATCTTCAACAACATTTTCAGATGCTATTGAAGTTTTTAAACAATCTGCATTTTCAAAATCTGCTGGATATATTGAAAGTTTGAAATCAGTCATAAGTACAGAAGGTGTTTTTGCTGGAATTAAAAAACTATTTGCGGATCTTCCTTGGGATATTGTTGGTACAATATTAGGTGAAAAAGTTGCTGATGAACTTAGTGATTTATTTTCTTTTATGCCTGGAATTAAATCCAAAAAAGAGCGTATGGAGGCAAGAGATAAAGAAAATATTTCTTCTAATGTTATTCCAAAACTTCAAAAACAACTAGAAGCTGCTTTTGGAGGCAAAGGGTCTAAAATAAATGAATATTTAGACGTATTATCAGGAAAATCAGCCGCAGGAGATCCTTCAGCTAAAAATGTTGTTCAATTTACAGATGAAATTTCAAATAGATTAACTGCTTTGCCAGAGTTTAAATCTCAAGAAAATTCTGATGAAAAACTAAAACAATTACAAGATGCCTATAAAAAATATTCAGAAGCAACAAAAACTTTAACTTCAGATGATGAAAAAATTCAAACAAAAGAATTTAAAGCATATAGAGATTTGGTTTTGCAAATGTTAGATGATTTAAAAGTAGAAACATTGTCTGCTAAAGGAGTAGGAGCAAAACCCATTCCAATCGCTACTTTACCAAAAACAGATGCGCCGACACCAGAAGAATTAAAACTTGTGGAAGAGCAAAAAAGACAAGACGTTCCTACTGGAACAGGTAGTTTTGGCGCATCAGTATCAAACATAAATGATTGGTTATTGGAAGCAGATAGAAGGTCAAAACCTTTAAAAGAAGATAGTAGAGAAATGTTATCTAGAATTTTTGAGCAAATTTCAAAAAATAGCTCAAAATCAAAAGATAGGCTTTCAGATTCTCAATTGCTAGCACAAATTTTAGGTTTATCAGAACTTGAATCCGCTGGTTTTGACCCTTCTGCTATAAGTTCGATTGGAGCAAAAGGTTTATTTCAAGTTGCTCCAAAAACTTTTAGAAGCCTTATGCAAAACGAAGATCAAAAAGATTTTAGAGAAAGATACGGATTTACTGGCAATGAAGATATAAATAATCCAGAAGAAGCTTCTAAAGTAGGTTTTGCATTTTTTATGGATAATTTAGAAAAAACTTTTGGAAATGTCATAGGTGCTCAAGCAATGCATCTAGTAGGAGAAACAGAATTTACAAAACTACTAAAAGAAAATGGGTATTCCTTAAAAGATTTTCAAGATAAAGATAAAGCATCTGAAATTGAAACACTTCTTAAAAATAGTGATTTAAAAATAGGAGATAATCCTACAGTTGGAGGTTATTTAGCAGAAGTAGACAAAAGACGTAGAAAATATGAAGGAATAAACTTACCTGAACCTGTCTCAAATATTCCTTCTGTATCTCCATTTTCAAGTATTTCTGGTAATATTCCAACTATGGGTGGGGGAGGAACTTACGCACCTTCTGTAACAATTTCACCAACTATAAATGTAACTCCTGAAGGCGCAGAAACCGCAAAAGCAATTGTTAAAGAATTAGAAAAATTAACTGCTAGAATATCTGGGTCTTCTTGGTTTGCAAAAGGAAGATAAATAAATGGCAAATACAGTTTCCACACCTAAATTACAACATCCTTCTAATCCCCAACAGGATTCTAGAACTCCTATAGGTATAAACAATAGATCTATTATGCCTGTTGGAACTCAGATGTATCTATTTGAATATTTTCCTGAAGCTTCTAGGCAATATTCAATTCCATATGTTTTTCAAGTAAACCCTACTACATTTACTCCTACAATGAAACAAAGAATAACTAGAAAAAAAACAAGAGGAGGACATGCAGAGGAACATTGGGGCTCAGAATATGATGTTTTAAATGTTCAAGGATCTACTAGAGGATTTTTACATATAGATCCTAATAACAAAAATGCTAGTTATGGATATGCGGCTAACTATACAGGAATAAATAATAATTTAAACGATGCAGATAGAGGAAAAATTCGTGAAGATTCTTTTTACTATCAAGACTTTATGGATTTATTAGAAATGTATAGAAACAATGCTAATATCTATAATAACAAAGGAAATATAATTGGAAGGGGGGAAATTATTATGTCTTATGATGATTCAACATATGCAGGATTTTTTACACAATTTAATTATAAAGATTCCGCTTTATCTCCTTATAAATTTGATATTTCTTTTACTTTTAAAGTAACATACCATGAAATCCATATGTACGGGTAATAAATGGGAATTTTTAATTCAAAATCAAAACAACATTCAGATGCTATTAAAAAATACATAGAACAAATTAAAACATCTGAAAAAAAACCTATTACATCTGA